AATTTGGGAATGTGCGAATATCGAATGATGGTTGCGGGTGGTGGTGATGGCGGAAATTAGTTGCCCGGAATGCGGGGGGACCAGGCTCGCGAAGTACGGAAAGACCCTGGCAGGGAGGCAGAAATATAAATGTTCTGCGCCCACATGCCGGCATCAGTTCGTCGCCGGATCCGATCACCTGGTGAATCCGGATATCAAGGATCGTGTAATAAAGCTCCTTACCGCGAATGTGCATCCGACACAAATCGCGAAGGCTGAACAGGGAATATCTCTCAGATGGCTCTACGAACTCAGGCGAAGGATGAAGAATGACCAACGGTGAGGATGACATTCGGGAACAGGTACAGAAGCGGATCGATGAGGAGGCGGCGCAGATACCGCCCGCAGATGACGAGCAAAAGATCACGAGCAAGCTGATCCAGGAATGCCTCTTCGCGAACGAATTGGGTGACAGCGTCCTCTACTCCACGCTTTTCCGCGATCAATTTCTGTACTGCAAGAACACCCAGGAGTGGTTCGAGTGGTCGGGTCATTTCTGGCAGAGGGACATCATGAACAGGTCCCTGGCATCGGTGGAAAAGGTGGTCGACTGCTATCTCCATGAATACAAGCGCCTGGCCGGCAATATCGCCGACCTGATCGTCCAGGAGGATAAGAACGGCGTCGGCAAGCTCAAAAAGCGGCAACACGACCTCCTCAAGCGAGCGAGCCAGCTCCGCGGGGACAAGCGGCGGAACTCATGCCTCAAATTCGCCCACACGATTGACAAGCCCATAGCCATCACCGGAGAAGAGTTTGACCAAAAGCCAATGCTCTTCCCCTGCGCGAACGGCGTCATCGACCTGGAGACGGGGAGGCTCAAGCCAGGCCGTCCGGGAGATTACCTTTCCCTGTCCAGCCCTGTCTTCTTTGCCGGCATCGATGAACCTGCGCCCCTCTGGGAACAATCCTTCCTGGAGATATTCAGCAACAATCTTGACCTGATCGCCTATGTCCAGCGCCTCATGGGATACAGCATCACCGGCCTGATCGGCGAGAAGGTGTTTCCCGTCATGTATGGACGCACCGGATGGAACGGGCGATCCCTCATCGTTGAAACGGTCAAGCATGTCATGGGCGACCTGGCTGTTACAATTCCCTCGGAAATGCTCCTCTCGTCTAAATACGCGAAAAGCAGCTCCGGTCCGTCGCCGGATATCATCAGCCTGAAGGGGAAGCGCATGGCTTTCGCCTCCGAGATTGACGACAATCAGCGGTTTAGCGCCTCCAAAATCAAATGGCTCACCGGGAAGGACGAACTTGTCGGCAGGAACCCGCACGACAAGTATCAGACGTATTTCGAGCAGACGCATAAACTGTTCGTCATGACGAACACGCTGCCCCAGGCCCCGCCGAACGACAAGGCGTTCTGGGAGCGTCTGCACGTTATCCCCTTCGGCATTTCTTTCGTCAACAGAGATCCGCAGGAGACGTATGAGCGCCGGGCAAATCTCAACCTGGACCGTCAGCTCCTCAAGGAAGCCCCGGGGATCCTCGCCTGGCTTGTCCGCGGATGCCTTCTCTGGCAGATACACGGCCTCAATCCTCCCATGGAGGTCATCGAGGCGAGGGAACAGTACCGGCGCAACGAGGATCTGCTGGCTGATTTCATCGATGAATGCTGCGTCCGGGAACCAGGGGCAAAGGATAAGGCCGCAAATCTCTACGCGCGGTTCGTTGAGTGGTATCACGACAATATTGGCAAGAATGAGCCTTCCGGCACATGGTTCGGAAAGCAGCTTGCCCAGAAGTATGACAAATGGAAATCTGAGGGTTGCGTCATGTACCAGGGCGTCGCCCTCAAGTCGAAGTAGGGAGGGTTGGAGGGTTTGTTGTATATTTTATCATATATCGTACATATATGCAGAATGGGGCAAATAGTCATGAATAACTATCCCTCTATCCCCGGACGCCGGGGAGGGTTTCAAAAATGCGGAAGATTTTTCACATTCCACGCAACATGCCGGAACAATTCGGGGATTGCCGTAGATAGTCTGGTTTGTGTACATTTTTCGGGGAGGGTTGGATGGTTTGTCATAGAAGATTCGGCACTCGTTTTTCATTAATTCGTGCGTTGTAATATATACACGAAACTATCCAACTCTCCCCGTATAAGGGGGGATAATATATATAAATATATTATATTATGAAATGAAATTAAATAGTTATAAAGAAAAAAAAGAAGGAAAAAACGGCTGATGCCGAAAACAAACTATCCCTGCGGGATGAAAATATGAACACCCTTGATCTGGCATTAAAAAAAGTGAAGCTCCGGAGGGTTTCCGGAACAAAGGGCGGTGAATGGCAGGGGCCATGTCCTGGGTGCGGCGGCGTGGATCGCTTCCATGTCTGGCCGATGCAGAATGAGGGGAAGGGTTCCTACTGGTGCCGGGGCTGTGAAAAAGGGGGGGACAATATTCAGTATCTCAGGGATTTTGAGGGTATGACATTCAAAGACGCCTGCGCGTATCTGAATATCGATATTCCAGACCAACCCGGGCAGCCGGGAAGAAACCTTACACAGAAAACCCCACCGCCGGAGAAACCGCAGTTCCAGCCGGAGGTGAAAACACCCCCCGCGGAGCTCTGGCAGGAGAAGGCGGAAAAACTTATAGCCTGGGCGCAGGGCAATCTCACAACGAACGCAGAGGCTCTTGCCTGGCTTGCCGAACGCGGCATCACCGCAGAGACGGCGGAGAATTACCGCCTCGGATGGAATCCGGGAGAGGACGGAAAGGACATCTATCGGAACCGTAAGTCGTGGGGGCTCCCGGAGGTCATGAAAGACGACGGCAGGCCGCGGGCGCTCTGGATTCCCCAGGGGCTTGTCATTCCCTACATTGTTGACGGCATCGTTCACCGCGTCCGGATCCGCCGCCCGGAGGGTGAGCCGCGTTACTATGTCCTCCCCGGATCATCGACGGCAACAATGATCATCGAGCCGCAGCGCCGGGCGTTCGTAATCGTCGAATCAGAACTGGACGCCATCACCGTCGCGGCCCACAATGCGATAGCCGGCGCCGTCGCCCTGGGATCCGTGAGCGCCAAGCCGGACGCCGAGACCTATGCCATCCTGCAGGACGCCCTCCAGATCCTCGTCGCCCTCGACTATGACGCGGCGGGGCTGAAGGCGCTGAAATGGTGGAAGGAACAATTTGACCGCTGTGACCGCTGGCCGGTGCCGAAAGGCAAGGATCCCGGAGACGCTATAAAGATGGGGATAGACCTTAATATATGGATTCAAATGGGGCTCCCGCCGGCGTTGACGATAGCAACCGGAACCGAATTGCGCGACCCGGAAAAGAATTTTACGCCCGCCGATTATGATGACCATAGAGAAATAACCGACCTTGCGCCTCCATTATATGAGCTGCTTACCCTGCTCCGGAAAAACCCGGGCGTCGTCATCTACAATTCACCGAACCGCTTTGCCGTCCTCCGCCAGGGCAAATATGTCGGCGGCCGCATCAATGAGCTTGTCTTCCGTGTTCCGGAAGTGACGGATTACATCATGAATCATCCCGCCGAGGAGATCGATGGGGGGAACTTAATTTATGGAGGGAAATGAACATGGGATCATTGCCGAGACTAAAAAAGAAAGATGAGCTGAAATATCGGAAAGGGCATCGTGACGAAGGACTTAACTGTGAGTATTGTATCAACTATATCAAGATTATTGATAAACCGGAAGGGCGTTGTAAAATTATGGGAATGAATTCATCGAGGCGCTATCGAGTTCTTCCCGGCAACACATGTAATGCCCAGGAGAGAGACGATTCCCGCTGCTGGTGGATTGAGAAACGTGCAGGTTAAGGAGGAGAAAGGATGAGTGTTGAAGAAGATGACGTAAAAATTAGATTATATGATCATTTGAAAGACTACAACAAACGGCTCAAAGCTGAGATTGACCGGCTGAACCAAACCATCAGTGAGGGCATAGAGGTTGTTCACAACTTAAAGGCCAAGAACATCATTCTCAAAACCGAGATTGAACAGCTTCAGTGGTGGCATGAACACGGACAAAAATTAAGAAATGCTATCTATCCTCTCAATGAACATTTAAATCTTGGAATGAGTGATCAGGAAGTTGAACAAGCTCCCAAAATCGCTTTAGCCGCGGTTGAAAGGATGGAGAGGGCATTAGAAAAGATAGTCCAGTGGGAATTTGACATAATGGGCGACTGCGTAACAGATGCGCGGAAAGTAGCCAGAGACGCACTGAAGGAAGGGAAGGATGCCTAACGAAACCCCTCTCAACCAGCCCGATGACCGGCGTTTTGAAAATGTCACCGCCGTTCTTGAGTATCTGAAAGGTATGGGCTGGAAGGTGTCGAAATCGAGCCTCTACCGCGACAGGAAGGCGGGAATGTTTCTTCCCCGGGATGACGGGACGTTCCTTCAGAAAGATATCGACAAGTATGCGAGGGCGGAACTCAAGGAACAGGCGACGGGTATGCGCGTCCAGACAAAGATCGACGAACTCCACAGGAAAAAAGCGGAGCTGGAAGCGAAAAACCTGGAAATTGATCTAAAAAAGAAAGAATTCGCGTATGCAAAAGACCAGGAGAAATATATTCCAAAGGAGCGGGTAGAGATCGAGCTTGCCGCACGCGCCGGCATTCTGGACGCGGGGATCAAGCACCTTATCCAGTCACGGGCCGCCGACTGGGTCCGCGTGGTGGGGGGAGACATGAAAAAGATCGGCGACCTCATCAATATGATGAACGGCGACTGGAATGAGCACGTCAACAGCTATGCCAGCGCGCGGGATTACGAGGTCGTTATTGATGTGGAGGAAGAAAAGGAAATGGTGGCGACAGAATGCTAACCACCCTCCACATACCCCGCTCCGCCCCATGGCTCCCGCCGTCATTGCGGGAGGCGTCCGGGCCGGTGCGCGTCCGCCTGCGCTTCCCTTCCGAGCCGGAGCAGAAGATATTCAGGAAGCACAAGAAGATTCCCGTCTCAAGGTGGTGCGAACGATACCGCTACGTCACCATGAGCGTCCTTCCGGGGCGGTGGCGGAACGAGGTGACGCCATACCTCGCCGGCATCATGGACGCGTCGTTCTTTCCGTCGGTACAGACAATCATACTGTGCAAGGGGCCGCAGGTGGGCGGCTCCGAGTCGATCAACAACTGTCTCGGCTACGCCATCGACCGCGATCCGGGCCCCGCCCTCTGCATATACCCCGACGAACAGACCGCCCGCGAGAACAGCCAGGACCGCATCCAGCCCATGATCAAAACGAGCCCCCGCCTGCGGAGCTACATGACGGGCGTCGAAGACGACAGCTCCATGCTCCGGATCAGCCTCCAGCACATGCCGATATACATGGCCTGGGCGCGATCCGCCGCCCGGCTTGCCAACAAGCCGATCCGCTATCTGATTTTCGACGAAACCGACAAATATCCCGAAACCGCGGGGAAAAAGGAGACCGACCCGATCTCCCTGGGGGAAGCCAGGACGATCACCTACCGGCACAACCGGAAGATATGGAAGATCAGCACGCCGACGACGGAAACGGGCAACATCTGGAAGGCCCTCACCACGGAAGCGCAGGTCATCTTTGATTTCTGGGCGACGTGCCCCGCCTGCGGCCATCATCACAGGATGACCTTCGGCCAGATCAAGTGGGCGCATAGAACAGAGACGGGGCCGGACGGGAAATGCCATTCGGAGGATCCGGAGACCATCGAGGCGGAAAAGCTCGCCTGGTATGAATGTCCGCAGTGCCTTGCCGAATGGAACGATTACGACCGCGATCGGGCGGTCCGTGACGGAGATTGGCGTGACCGAAAGACGGGAATGGCGCTTTTTCCGTATCTGAAGGCCCGAACGCCCGTGAAGATCGGGTTCCATATTCCGTCCTGGATATCGCCGTTCGTCGGCTTTTCAACCGTCGCCGCGGCGTTTCTGCGCGGCCAATCCGACCTGAACAAGTTCAAGGACTTCCACAACAAGCACCTCGCCGAGCCGTGGAAGATGGTAATTACCTCGAAAAGCGAGGAGCAGATTCTCGCCGCCCGGTGTGAACTTCCCCCACAGACCGTCCCGGAGAACGCCCTCGCCCTTACCTGCGGCGTGGATACCCAGAAGCACGGGTTTTGGTTCGCCGTCCGGGCCTGGGCTGCGGACATGACGAGCTGGCTCATTCACTACGGGTTTCTCGCCACGGAGGCGGAGCTGGACCGCATCATCTATGAAACGGCCTATCCGGTGGCGAACAGCGAACGCACCATGCGCATTTTCCGTGCCCTCCGCGACACCGGCGGCGGCGAAAAATACGACGATATGTCCATGACGGAGGAAAGCTATCTATGGATACTGTGCAATCGCGGGCGGGGCGGCTGCGCGATATGGGGGTCGAAGGGATCGAGCCGGGCATTGCCGGGGATGCTTTCCATCGGGAACGAAATCCTCGCCACGCCGGCGGGGAAGAAACTGCCGGGTGCCCTCCGTATCAT